CCCGCCAACCTCGCCGCGCTTTCCACCGTGACGGCCAGTCCCGCAACCGCATGGACGACCGGGAGTTATGTCATCACCGCCGACCTGCTGGCCGCCCACTGGACCGGTTCGGCCTGGGCGGCCGGCAAAGCCTGATGGCCCAGGCGCCGCAGGTGGCGGTGGTCGGCCTGCGGGCCCTCAACCGCGACCTGGGCCGCATCGTCGCCGACCGCGGCCCGCTCAACAAAGCCATGGCCGCGGCCGGGCGGGCCGCGGCCGAGCCGGTCGCGGCCATGGCCCGGTCCGCCCTGCCGCACGCCTCGGGCCGGCTGGCCGGCGACGTGCGGGTCACCGCCTCGAGGAGCGGCGCCGCGGTGCGGATGGGCCGCAAAACGCTGCCCTACGCCGGCTGGGTGGAGTTCGGCGGCACTCGCCGCAAACCGCACGACTCGGCCCGGCTGTTCGTGCGCGCCGGCCGCTACCTGTTCCCCGCCGCCGCCCAGCTGGCCCCGGTCGCGGCCCGCCTCTATTCCGATGCCACCACCGCCGCTTTCGCCAACTACCGGTGGACCAACCGCGGCGACAACCCCGGAGGTGTCCATGACTGAACCCGGCCCGCCGCTGCCGGCCACGGTCACCGTCACCCAGTCGTTCACGGCCCGGCTGCCGGCCCAGCGGCTACTGGACCAGCTGGCCCACATCGACCCGACCCCGTTCGGGGAGCTGGCCCAGAACCAGCCGTTCCGTATCGTGGCCTTCCGGGCCCTGCTGCGGGACTTCCCCGGCTACGACCCCACCGCCCTGTGGTTACACGCCTACGACGTGGAGGTCGACATCGTCGAAGCGGACCCTACCAACGGGAAGCCGCCGACGCCGCCGCCGCGTTCTGCCGCTACTACCGCTGCCTCCCCGACGACATCGACCGGTTGAGCGACGAAATGTTCGCGGCCATGGTCCGCCTGATGCGCCGCGAGGCCGACGCCGTCAACGCCAACCTGGCCGCGGCCCGCAGGGGCAGATAGGTGGCCGGCCCGTCGGTGATGGTCCGGGTCCTGGGCGACGTGTCCGGGCTGGCCAAATCGTTCAAGGACACCGGCGACAAAGCCGGGCAGGCCGCCAAATCGGCCCGGGCCGCCTTCTCCGGCATGCTGGGCATGCTCAACCAGTCCGGGGTGCTGGGCCCGTTCGGGGAGGCGCTGGCCGGCGCCGACGAGGCCATGTCCCAGATCGCCGAGCACGGCAAAAAAGTGTCGGACGTCATGCTGGGCGCCGGCGGCGCCCTGGTCGCCACCGGCGGCCTGTTCGCCGCGCTCGGCTCCAAAGAGCAGGCCGCCCACCAGCAGCTGGCCCAGGCCATCGAAAACACCGGGCACTCGTATGAGGATTACGGCAAGGCTATCGAGGAGGCCATCAAACACAACGAGCGGTTCGGGCAGTCCTCGGAGGCCACCCAGAACGCTCTGCAAACCCTGACCCAGGCCACCGGCGACCCGGCCAAAGCCCTCAACCTGCTGTCCACCGCCACCGACCTGGCCGCCGCCAAACACGAGGACCTGGTCAGCGCCGCCACCGCCGTCGGCAAGGTCTACAACGGCAACACCAAACTTTTGAAAGAGTTCGGCATCCAGGTCACGAACGTCAAAAGCGTGACCGCCCAGGCCGCCACGGCCACCAAGCAGTCCCAGGCCGCCGACGACAACCTGGCCCGCGCCAAACGCAGCCTGGCCGACATCGAGCTGGTCGACTCGCAACGCAAAAAACTGACCCTGGGCCAGCAGATCCAGATCCGCAACGCCCAGGAGGCCGTCACCACCGCCACCACCAAAGCCTCCGAAGCCCACCAGCACATGGCCGCCGCCCAGGCCGCCGCCACCGCCGCCACCAAAAACCAGCACCAGGCCGTCACCGAGCTGGCCAACAAACTCCACGGCCAGGCCGCCGCCGCCGCCGACACCTTCACCGGCCACCTCAAAGCCATCAAAACCGAGATAGAAGACCAGGCCGCCAAGTTCGGCCAGAAATACGGGCCGGCCCTGCAGGGCGCCGGGGCGGCCATGGCCGGCCTGGGTACCGCCATGAAAATCGGCCAGGCGGCCATGGCCGCCCTGACCCCGGCCGCCGAGGCCGCCGCCGCCGCCAACGACACCCTGGCCGCCTCCGAGACCGCCGCCGACGTGGCCGGGGCGCCCATACTGCTGGTCATCGGGCTGATCGTGGCCGCCGCCGCCGCCCTGGTCGCCATCGGCTACGTGGTGTGGCGGAACTGGTCGACCATCTGGGGTGCCATCAAAGCCGTCATCAAAGACGTGTACGACTGGATCAGAAACAACTGGCCGCTGCTGCTGGGCATCCTGCTCGGCCCGGTCGGGCTGGCCGTCTACTTCATCTACAAATACCGGGACCAGATCATCGACGCCTTCATCGGCGTGTGGAACTGGCTGACCACCGAATGGTCGAAAATCACCGGCGACATCACCGCCCCCTTCGACACCGCCTGGCAGGCCATCCAGTCCGGCTGGACCACGGCGGTCAACTGGATCTCGTCGACCGTCAACACCGTCGGGCAGATCTTCGCCGACATCGGCAACGCCATCCTCACCCCCTTCTACACCGTCTTCAACGCCATCGCCTGGGCCTGGAACCACACCATCGGCGCCATATCGTTCAAAGTGCCGTCCTGGGTTCCCGGCCTGGGCGGCAAAGGTTTCGCCATGCCGCAAATGCCGGTCCTCAGTTTCGAGCAGGGCGGCACCGTCCCCTACACCGGGCTGATCTACGCCCACCAGGGCGAAACCGTCATCCCCGCCGCCAAACGGCCCGGGCCGGCCATCGTCATCAACAACGCCCACTTCGCCGACACCCTCGACGTCGAACTGTTCATGCGCCGGGCCGCCTGGGCCGTGCAAACCACCGGGGTCTGATGCCCCCCGTCGCCGGTGTCACCTGCTGGTACGACGCCTCGGCTATCACCGGCGTCGCCGACGGGGCCGCCGTCTCGTCGGTGTCAGACCTGTCCGGCAATGCCTACCATCTGACCACCGGCACCGCCACCTACTACAAGACCACCGGCGCCAACCTGATCAACGGCCACCCGGCCCTGTGGTTCGACGGGTCCACCACCTACCTGCAGTCGACCGCCACCGTCACCTTCAACGCTCTGCCGTTCACCGTCCAGGTGGTGCTCCGCGAGGCGGCCGCCACCGGCACCCACGGCATCATGACCAACAGCGACAACAGCGCCGCAGCAGAAACGCTGTCCACCCTGTACCGCCAGGTGTGGTTCAACAACCTGGGCCAGTTCGGCACCCGCGACACTTCCGCCCATGTCCTGTCGTTCGTGTGCATCTCCGGGAACAGCTCCATCCGCAAAGACGGCACCGTGCTCGGCACGAACAGCACCGCGCCGGGCGGGGTCGCCACCAACAGCCCTATCTGTATCGGCAGCCTGTGGTCGACCGGCAGCCCGTTCAACGGGGCTATCGGCGAGATACTGGTCTACAGCGGCGTGTCGCTCTCCCCCACCGACATCGCCGCCAACGAAACCTACCTGACCAACAAATGGCTGGCCGCCGCCCCGCCCACCGGTACCGTGTCGGCGCCGCTCGGCCCGCTCACCGTCACCGGTAGCGGCGCCCCGTCCACACCGGTGACCGCAACCCTGCCGCTCGGCCCGCTCACCGTGGCCGCCACCTCCACGTCGTTCACCCCTTACGGCACCGCGAACGTCAACACCGAGGTCGACGTGCGGGCCGCCGGGCTGACCCACTGCGCCCGCCAGGCCTGGCTGACCCTCCCCGGCCGGCTGCTGCTGCTCGAAGACCCGGCGTCCGGCTACTTCTGCCAGCAGCTCGACCTCGGCTCCGCCGAGATACGCGAAGTCAAAAACTACCGGCCCGACACCAACGGCACCATCGACCGCACCCAGTACATGGGCTCCCGGGCCGTCACCGCCAACATCACCGCCCTGGCCGGCGCCGGCGCCCGCATCGACACCGTCGCCGCCGCCTTCGCCCCCTACATGACCCCGTCCGCCCGCCCCGTCCTGCACTATGTCCTGGACCGGCCCGGCTACCCGGAACGCACCCTGACGGTACGGGCGGCCGGGTTCTCGTGGCCGGTGGCCGGGAACAACCAGCGGGACCTGCAGCTGCAGTGGGTGGCGCCCGACCCCGTCGCCTACGACCCGGCCGTCAAAACCGTGACCGGTTCGACCACCTCGGTGGGGACGATCAGCCCGGCCGGGGATGTCCCGGTCCGCCCGCTGATCCGCCTGACCGGCCCGGTCACCCACCCGGTCATCAAAATGGTCCCCTCCGACGGGACCGTCTGGTACCTGGCTTTCCCCGCCGGCTACACCCTGGCCGCCGGCCACCACATCGACCTGGACCTGAACGCCCGCACCGTCTACTACGACAGCGACCCGGCCCGCCCGCTGCTGGCCGCCATGGACTGGACCCAGACCTCCTGGCAGTGGGTCAACCCGGCCCCGTCGTCGACCGACATGTCGCTGACCGGCACCGCCACCAGCGGCGCCACCCTCGTCACCGCCACCTGGCAGGACGGCTACCTCACCTAGAAAGGAACCTGTTATGGCTGAAAACGTGGCCACCGGGGTGGCGAACAGCATCCTGGCCGCCCTGACCGCCGGCACCAGTTTCGCCGGCTACGCGGCCCTGTACGTCCAGCTCCACACCGGCGCCCCCGGCCCGGCCGGCACCGCCAACGTGGCCGGCAACAACGTCCGCCAGGCGGCCGGCGCCTTCGCCGCCGCGTCGGGCGGGTCGACATCGAACAGCGCCGCCGTCAACTGGACATCAGTGTCGACCTCGGAAACCTATTCGAAAGTGACGTTATGGTCGGCGGCGTCGGGCGGCACGTTCGTGGCGTCCGGGTCGATCACCGCCGCGGCCATCACCGCCGGCCAGAACTTCCAGATCCCCGCCGGCGGCATGACCGTCAGCCTGCCCGTCGCCGCCTGAACCGGCCCGCCCGTGGCCCTGCTGTACTGCTGCATAAACGGCAGCAGAGACGTCCAGCTGGTCGACACCGCCGCCGGGTCGGTCATCAAAACCGTCACCATGGGCGTCGGGTTCCAGCCGTTCCTGGGCGCCGTGTCACCCGACGGGAACTGGGTGGCCGTGCTCGGCAAATCGTCGGGGAGCACCGCCACCCAGCTGCAGTACATCAACTGCGGCACCAATACCGCGGTCGGGTCGCCGGCCGCGCTGGGCGACAACGGCGGCGGCCTGGCCTGGTCGGCCAACAGCGGCCTCGTCTACGTCAACTGCCAGACGTCCATGCGGTCGTTCGACCTGTCCGGCGTCCTGCAGGCCACCGTCGCCACCCCGTACGTGTGGGGTACCGGCGGGGCCATGGCCGCCAACTCCACCCACACCCTGTTCTACTGCGCCGTCGGCGACACCTCCAGCTGCCACATCGCCACCTTCAACCCGGCCGCCGGCACCTTCGCCACCCCGTGGCCGGCGCCCTACGCGGCCGGGACCGCCTACACCGCCGACCTGGCCGTCAACGGCGCCGACTCGCTGGTCTACGTGGCCGCCTACGACAGCAGCGCCACCCCCAACACCCACCTGTACACCCTCACCCCGACCGGCACCTGGGGGCCGACCACACCGCTGGCCCTGCCCGGCCTGGGCAGCTACCAGATGCCGACCCTGGCCTTCTCGAACCCGACCGCCGAACTGTACGCGGCCGGGTTCGCCGGCTCGCTGCTGGTCTGCGACGCCGGCGCCGCCGCCGTCACCGCCACCCTGACCGGGTTCGCCTACTCCCAGCGGCCCTGCGTGCTCCGCAACGGCACCCAGGTGTGGGTGGCCAACTTCTACCAGAACTCCCACAACAGCATCCAGCCGGTCAACCCGGCCACCCACGCCGTCGGCGCCGGCATCAACGCCGAATCCGGCGTCTACGCCGTCCTCGAAGCCGTCTCGGTCTCCGCCGTCACCGTCGGCCCGGTCACCGTCACCGCCGCCTCGGTCATCACCGACTACCGGATCCCGCTCGGCCCGGTCACCGTCGCCGCCGCCGGCACCGTCCCCGGCGCCGCCGGCACCACCACCGTCACCGTCGGCCCGCTCCGCGTGGCCGCCGCCCCGGTCACCGCCGGCACCGGCCTGGCCGCGGCCGGGCTCGGCCCCGTCCGGCTGTCCGGCCTGGGCGGCCGGGCCGGCCCCGGCGCCTGGCCGGTGCCCGGCTACCGGGGCGCCTGGCGGCTCACCCTGCACAACCGCACGTTCGCCCCGGCCCCGCTCATGTCCACCGTCATCGCCGAGCTGACCGACGCCCGCGGCCGCCAGCTGGTCCAGGCCTGGAACAGCCCGGCCCAGGCCACCTTCACCCTGGACGGCGCCTCCGATTCCGCCGCGCTCATCCGCGAGCTGGAGCAGGACGTCGCCATGTGGCGCTGGGACGACCGGACCGGCCAGGACCTGGTCCTGTTCCGCGGCCCCATCACCCAGTCCCAGGACACCCTCGACGAACAATCCCATGTCGTCACCTACACCTGCCACGACTACGCCGCCCTGCTCACCCGCCGCCTGGTCACCCCCATATTCGTCACCTACACCGCCGCCGACCAGGACAGCATTGTCGCCGACCTGCTGTCCCGGTCCACCAACGCCTACAGCACCGCCGGCGCCTCCTTCGCGCCCGCCTCCTACTTTCCGCTGTCCATGGTGGCCGTCAACCCCGGCGGCAGCCTGCGCGGCTTCTCCGGGGTCACCCGCAACATCACCTACTACGGCTCCCAGAACGTCGCCGCCGCCCTCGACGGGCTGGCCGCCATGCTGTCCGGGTTCGACTGGGACGTCCAGACCAACCCGGCCGACCCCACCGACAGCCTGCGGGTCTTCTACCCCCAGCAAGGCCTGCCCCGCGCCGACTACCTGCTCCAGTACGGCGCCAACGTGGCCACCGTGGCCCGCAGCGTGGACAGCTCCGACTACGCCAACTACGTCCGGGTGCTGGGCAACTCCTCCTCGGCCGACCCGACCGCCCAGAAATGGTCCGAGAACTGGATGTACGACGCCGCCCACACCGACACCAACCCGGTCGGCACCTGGATGTCCGACGAGAACGCCGCCAACGTCACCGTCCAGGACGCCCTCGACGCCAAAGCCACCGGCGACGTCATCCTGCTCTCCGGTCTGCAACCCCGCTACACCCTCGGCCTGACCGCCGGCACCTACGAATACGGCCAGCCGAACATGGGCGACGTGGTGCAGCTGGTCATCCAGTCCGGCCGGCTCAATGTCAACACCAACGTCCGGGTCCTGGGCATCACCTACAACATCGGCGACGACGGCAACGAAGACGTCGCCCTGACCGTCGGCCGCCCCGAACCGTCCCTGGCCAAACTTTTCGCCCGCCAGGACCGCTCCATCAAAGCCCTCGACCAGAGATAGGAAAACTGCTGTGACCCCCACCGAACCCGACGACTGGCCCGACCCGGCCGACGACCCGGCCGACGAACCCGACGAGGACTGGGCCAGACCGCCCGGCGACAACGATGCCGCTTAACCGGGTCGCCTACCCGTCACCGAACTATTCGAGCCGGGGCGGCGCCACCGTGGCGCTGATCGTGCTCCACACCGCCCAGGGCGCGGCCACCATCGCCGACCTGGGCGCCTTCTTCGCCAACCCCGCCGCCGGTGTCAGCTCGCATGTCGGCGTCGACGACACCGAAAACACCGTCGGCGAATACGTGCGCCGCGACGGGAAAGCCTGGACGGCGGCGGACGCCAACCCGGTGGCGGTGCAGGCCGAGCTGTGCGCCTTCGCCGAATGGGACAGCGCCGAATGGAACCGCCATCCCAACATGCTGGCCAACTGCGCGGCCTGGATCGCCGAAGAGGCCGCCCACTTCGCCATACCCGTCGTGAAACTGTCCCCGGCCCAGGCCCAGGGCGGCGGCCGCGGCGTGTGCCAGCACGCCGACCTGGGCGCCTGGGGCGGCGGCCACTGGGACTGCGGGCCATACTTCCCCATCGACGCCGTCCTGGCCCTGGCCCAGGGCGTCACCCCGCCGGTACCGGCGCCGCCCCGGCCGCAGCCGGCGCCGCCGTGGCCGGGCGTGCCGCTCGCGAACTACACCGAAGGGCACGGCACCGCCGCCTGGCAGGCCCAGATGGCCGCCCGGGGCTGGTACATCGCCGTCGACGACCGCTACGGCGCCCAGTCCGAGGCGGTCTGCGTGCAGTTCCAATCCGAGAAGGAGCTGGCCGTCGATGGCATCGTCGGACCCGACACCTGGGCCGCCGCCTGGTCCGCCCCGATCACCCCGTAGACCCGTCGACGTCGTAGCGCTGGTACTGGCCGCGGCGCTGACCATCGCCGTGACACTGATCGGGCTGGCCATCGTGATCAACGTGGCCCAGGGCCACAACCCCAACCCCACCCTGGGCGAGAACACCACCCAGGTGCTGACCGCCACCATCGGCGGCATCATCGGCATGCTCGGGGTCTACATCGGCCACCACAGCCGTTGACCGACCACGACCGGCGCATCCCGGTCCTGCTCATCTTCTGCGCCATCGCCGCCGGCTCCGCCGCCGCCGGCGAGCTGCTCTACCTGCTGATCCGCTGGGCCGCCGGCTCATAGCGGGCCGCGGCGTCATCCCGGTCGGCGGGCAGGGTGTCCAGGTAGCGGTTGTGGCGGCGGATGGCCCGGCAGTACACCCGCACCGCGATCGACACCCCCCAGCCCAGCGCCATCCAGAACAACACGAACGACACGAACATGGCGAAAGCGCCGAGAACGATAACCGGGATAAGCGTTGACATGTGCATGCCCGCCTTTTCGGAACAACCCGGCCCCGGCCTTGAGGCTATGGCGCGGTATACCGCGCAACCAGGCCGGTTTCCGGCGGCCCGGGCTAGACGCCGCCGGCCACCATGGCCCGGCGCTGCTCGTCGTCGGAGGTTTCGGGCAGGTACCGGGTGGTGGTGGCCAGGTTCTGGTGGCCCAGAAAGTCCTTGACGGTGTTCACGTTCCCGCAGCCGGCCAGCACCCGGGCCGCGGCCGTATGCCGCACGGCGTGCGCCGAGCGGCCATCCCGGGGCCGGGTTTTTAGGCCGGCCCGGTCGAACCACACCGACACCAGCCGCGACACCCGCCCGGCCGACACCCCTACCAGCGGCCCGGGCGGCGGCCCGGCCACTTCGATCATGGCCGCCAGGTACGGCATGACCTGCACCCGCCGCCACCGGTCGTTCTTGCCCCACACCCGCATGGCCGGCACCGACGGGTCGTAGTCGGCCCCGGTCAGCCGGGCGACTTCGATGCAGCGCAGCCCGTGGCGCATCAGCCCCACGATCAGCCGGGCCCGGTCGTCGGGCAGCACCAGAGCGAGGCGGGCCAGCTCGCCGTCCGACAGCTGCCGTTTGGTGGGCGCCGGCTCGGGGATGCGGGCCAGGCGCAGCGTCGGGTCGACCTCGAGCAGGCCGTTGTCGACCGCCCAGGCGCAGAACACTTTCAGGGTGGACAGGTAGGCCCGCCTGGATGCGGGCCGCTGCCAGCCGGTCTGGCGCTGCCATTCCAGCACGGCCGGCCGGGACAGGTCGGCCACACAAAGCCCGGGATGGCCGCGGGCCAGGGTGCCCAGCCGCCAGGCCAGCTGGGCGGCGGTGCGGGCCCCGATCTCGCCCCGCAGGCGGCGGTCGGTCACATAGGCGGATACGGCGTCGGTCAACAGCATCGGTCAGCCTCCCGGTCGGGCTCCGCCCGCCGCCACGGGTCTAGGCCGCTACCGGCGGCGAATACCATTTGGTAGACGGCGCCAGCGGACCGCCCCACATCAGCCAGTCCCGGTCCACCCCGGTCTCGGCGGCGATGCGGGCCACGATGTCGGCCAGGTCCCGTGGTCGCGACCCGCGCTCCCAGGTGGACCAGGTGGTCGGCGACACCCGGCACCGGCCGGCCAGCTCCTCCAGGGTGACGCCCATGTGGCTGCGCAACATTCGCAGCCGGACGGCGAACGTGTCGGCGGGCACCCAGGCGTCCATGCCGGTCACCCGTGGCCGCGCTGGATGTGGTCGGCCAGGGCGGCGGTGAAACCGGCCTCCAGCAGCGTCAACTGGGCCCGCATGGCCCGCAGTTCCAGGTCGATGGTGGCCAGGTGCCGGTCGACGCGCTCCTCGAACCGGTCGAGGCGGGCCAGCACATCGGCGATGGTCGGCTC